AAAAATATTAAAAACTTTTACGAATTTAAAAAAAACTTACCTCTAAGTAAATCAAATAAATTAGGATTTGCTGCAAGATGTGAAGGTAGAAAGAATCCAAGGTATGTTGATGCGATACCATCATATATATTTACAAATTCAAAAGAATTCAATGTAATATGGAAACAAGGAGTAAAAGTAGACACATCTAAATCAAGATTATATCACTATAAATCAGAGTTTAAAGATACTTTTTATAATATGAATTGGGGTATATCGCATTCATGTTTCAATAATGAACCGTTTGGTTATGGAATTTTTGAGGCAGTAGATTATGGAAAACTACCAATAATTCATACAAATTGGTGTAAAGAATTAAATTATCCTTATCGTGCATCGTCTAAAAAAGATTTTAAAGATATTTATATAAGGTTAGATAAAACCTCATATGAGGAAAAACAGAAATGGTTTAATACAATAAAATCATTTATGTTAGAAAATTTTACTAACAAAGAACAATGGGTAAGAGACTTACTTAATATTTATAATATATAGGAAACCATATATGGCAACATTTTCATCAGGAGATACACTTAGTTTAAAAAATCTAGGTACTGCAGTAAGAACAACAGATACAGGTAGTGGTATATCTTTAAACGCACTTAATGCAACTGCTGGAACGATAGTTTCAATGTCAGGTTGGGGAATCGATTCAGTTGGTGCAATTACCGGATTTACTTACGCAGTTGAATCAACAACAGAAACTTATACACTTGGATTTGGTGGAGAAGGAAATAAATTCAGTAATTTAAAATCTAAAGGTGGAAACTTTATTTGGTCAGTAGACCCAACTTATAATTCAGCAGGACAAACTGCTGGGTGGTTATCACTTGAAGCAAATGCAGGATATCAAAACGATATCACGATTGGTTCAATGAATCCACAAGGTGGAAGTTCTCAAACTGCATTAATGGGAGCACAATCACATACACTTTCAGTAGTGTATAACGATACATATAATGACCATGCAACAAATTTTAATACTGCAAGAACAAAAACTGTTTATTCAGTAGATTCTTATGATGGAAATTCAGCGGCATTATGTTTAACTATTGATTCACCAGTAACTCTTGCAGATGGAACAATTATAGAAGTAGGAGATTTAGAAGAAGGAGATTTACTACAAGGGTATGCAATTACAAGTTTAGGAACAGATGAATCAGATTTCTTAGAATGGTCAACCGATACTTTAGGTACAGATTCAAAAGATGTAGAAGTTGTTGGTATTACTTATTCATTCGCAAATAAATATTACGATATTAATGACGGTGAAGTAACTGCAACATCAGAACACCCAATGTTAGTTAAAGATGCAAGTGATGATGAATATAGATTTAAAGAAATGTTTAACATTACAAATGATGATAAACTAATCAGAGATATTTCTGGTACAATTACTGAAATTGATATTACTTCAATCGAAGTTGTTGAAAGAACAGTTGAAATTGTATCAATTGATGTTGAAGAAAATGATACATATTTAGTAAATGGGTATATAACTCACAATAAAGGTGGAAATTCTCACTCCGATGAATCAGCACCATCTGCACCAACATCATTAGCTTGGACAAATGGTACATTAACTCTTTCATGGAGTGGAGATGGTACAAATAATGTATATGATGTACAGATAGATAATAATTCAGATTTCAGTTCACCTATTATTAGTGAAACTCAATGGTCTGAAGTAACAGTTGTAACTACAACTGATAGTGGAGATTTCGATATTGGAACTGGTACAAGATATGCAAGAGTAAGACAATATGGAACAAATGGATTAATAAGTTCATATAGTAGTACGTTAACATTTACTGTATCGTAAAAATTATCGTTTTATAAAAAACTATATATTTATATATATAAACAAAAACCATAATTAAAATATATAAAAATGGCAAAACCAATTAAGTTTACAGAAGAAGAAGTTTCACAAATAAATCAGTTAAGACAAGATGTTGCTGAAGTATTTACAAAACTTGGTCAAATTCAAATTGAAAAGAAAAGAAGAATAGAAGAAGTTACACAAGTTGAAGATGAATTGTTAAAAAAACATTCAAACTTAGTTCAACTAGAACAAGATATTTTTAAGGGGTTAAATGAAAAATATGGAGATGGTAATTACGACCCAACTACCAATTCATTTATACCATCTGAAATAAAAGAAGAAGAATCTGTAACTAAAGATATTAAAAAATAATCTTTAGTACAAGATATTAATACTTATATAAGAGTATTATTATACAAAAAACATAACAAGGAGTAAAATAAAATGGCAGAAAAAATTGTATCACCTGGGGTATTTACGAGAGAAAACGACCTTTCTTTCTTATCACAAGGGATTGGTGAAATCGGAGCAGCTATTATAGGACCTTTTCACAAAGGACCAGCATTCGTACCAACCGTTGTTAACACCCAATCGGAATTTGAAGAAATATTCGGAACACCTGATGGTTCATACTATACAGGATATACCGTACAAAACTATCTAAGAGAAGCAGGAACAGTAACTATTGTTCGTGTTGGTAACGTAGATGGGCAAACTCATAATGAACCTTTATTAATCGCAATTAGCGGTTCTGATGGGGGAACTGAAATAGTTGGAGTTCTTAATGCAACTCATAATGGAGATGAAAGTGTTGGATTTCCAACCGCATCTAACGTTATAGAATCAAATGCAAGTGCATCAGTATTCTCAATCAGCGGTTCACAAATAGGAGCTGGTATATCAGCATCTGTACTACCAAGTGCAGGAAATGATTTATCAGATGTATTTGGAAGTAACGCAAGAGGTTCAAAAAATGGATATGCTTACAAATACTTTGAAAAAGCAGCAACAGACCAAACAACTTACATATCAGATAGTGGTTCACAAGTAGTATCAATTAAAGGTGCAACTCAATCATTCTCTGGAAGTAATGGAGATGGTTCTATTTCACACGCAGAAACTCCTTATATACAATCACAATTGATTTCTGGTGAAAGACATGATTTATTTAGATTTGCTACTTTAGGCGATGGTGCTAATTACAATAAAGAATACAAAATTGGTATCTTTAATGTAAAAGCAGCTGGTTCATCAAATGCAACTGATTATGCAACTTTCTCAATTTCAATTAGAAAACATGGTGATACTAATAAAAGAACTAATGTGCTTGAAACATTTGCTAATGTAAATTTAGACCCTGCATCGCCAAATTATATCAAGAAAAGAATTGGTGATAGAAACATATCAATTGATGCAAATGGAAAACAAACTGAAAATGGTGATTATAGAAACTATTCAAAATTTGTTAGAGTAGAATGTAAAGAAGAGGGATTATTCCCAATAACTGCGGCACCATTTGGACATGGAGCATATACAAATCCAATTTTTGTTGGAGATGCTGGAACTGAATCTATGATACCTGCAGTAATATTTGCAACAGGTTCAGAAAATAACAATGGTTCCAAATCAGCTGAGTATAGTGGTATTGATTTAGAATCTGCAGTTGTTAAAATTGACAACAATAATTACTTAGCACCAATTCCACAAAATGCAACAGTAGGTGGTAACACTTCTTTCTCATTCGATGGAGCAATAAATGCAATCGTAGGTGGTGTTGTGGCAAGTAAAAACTTTGGATATGTATTATCAACATCTGATACTGCAACAATTATTAACAAAAGACAATTTATCGTAGGATTCCAAAGTGGATTTGATGGAGTATCAGCAACAGTTAAAAAAGCTAAATATGGCGATTCTGATTGGGGTGCTGGAAACTCGCAAGGATTTAATTTACAGAATTCAACTGCAAAAGGTTCAGTTGCATATGTAAAAGCAATAAACTCAGTATCTAATCCAGATGATTTCGATATCAACTTAGTATCTGCACCAGGTGTAGTTAGAAGATTACATTCTTATGTATTTGATAAAGTAGTTGATATGGTAGAAGCAAGAGAAGATGCATTCTTTATTGGAGATGCTAACGATGGTGCAGATACTATCGCTGAAGCAATTTCACAAGGTGAGGCAGTTGATTCTAACTATGTTGGTACTTATTACCCATGGGTTAAAACAATCGACAGAAACACTAATAAATTAACCGCAGTTCCACCATCAGTATTGATGCCAGGAATATATGCAGCAAATGATGCTATCGCAGCAGAATGGTTTGCACCTGCAGGTTTAAACAGAGGTGGTATCGTAGGAGCCGTTTCTGTACTGAATAGATTAACACACGCTGAAAGAGATTCTTTATACGAAGGAAAAATTAATCCAATCGCTCAATTTCCAGGAGAGGGTATTGTTGCATTTGGACAAAAAACTTTACAAGATAAAGCATCAGCACTTGATAGAATCAATGTAAGAAGATTAATGATTAAAGTTAAGAAGTATATCGCTTCAACTTCAAGATACTTAGTATTCGAACAAAATACTTCTCAAACAAGAAGTAGATTCTTAAATACTGTTAATCCTTATTTAGAAGGAATACAACAAAGACAAGGATTGTATGCTTTTAGAGTGGTGATGGATGAAAGTAATAACACACCAGATGTAATCGACAGAAATATATTGGCTGGACAGATTTTCTTACAACCAACTAAAACTGCTGAATTCATCGTGTTAGATTTCAATATTTTACCAACTGGAGCATCATTCTCAGCATAAATTAATTAAAAATAAAAAAGAACTATATTTATAGTAGAATATAATTAGGAGAAAAAAAAATGGCAGAAGTATTAGAATTTAACGAAATGTTTTATACCAACTTCGAACCGAAGATGAAGAATAGATTCATCATGGAAATCGATGGTATCCCTTCATATCTTATAAAAACAGCTAATAGACCTTCAATTCAGTTTGAAACTATTACGCTTGACCATATTAACGTTAAGAGAAAACTTAAAGGAAAAGGCGAATGGCAAGATGTAGAGATTACTCTATACGACCCAATCGTTCCTTCAGGAGCACAAGCGGTAATGGAATGGGTAAGATTATCACATGAATCATTAACAGGTAGAGATGGTTATGCGGATTTCTATAAGAAAGATATCCAATGTTATCTATTAGGACCAGTTGGTGATAAAATTGAACAATGGACTATGAAAGGTGCATTTATCAATAATGCAGTGTTTAATGATTTAGATTGGTCAAATGCAACAGATCCTGTTGAAATTACTTTGACACTATCTTATGATTACGCAGTTTTAGAATATTAATACTCCCAAAATATATTTTTATAAAGG